CAAGCTGCGAATTTAAGAAATAATTTTGTACGTAAGCTTGTGTAAGCATGGGAAAAACTCCTATTTGGGTTGATGGTAATAGGAGTATATCAAGGGCTTTTCATTTTGTCAAATAATTTTACAAAAATAAATTAAATATTTTTCTATGCTCTTCGTGCCATGACAATCTGGATCAGCTTCCCATTTGCTTTTGTGGCTAAAAGTGGGGTGCTTTCGCTTTTCTTGTGCATATAGATATCAGTGGTACTCAGTGCATTTGCTAGGTAATCGTATTTGAAGGAGCAAGAATAATCTGCTTGTAGTCCCTCGGTTTCCTCGTATGTAAAAGCATTGTTTACAAGGATATCATATCTATTTGCTTCTGTATTCCCGCTGATTCTGATTGCCTGATCGGAATCTAAGAATTTTGAAGCTTGTTTAAAGGCATCCTTGAAGGCTGTACTAAATTGTAGGTGAACATCATTCGATTTAGGAATGATTGCTTTGTAATCTGGGAAGGACTCATCAATCAGCCTAATAGAAAGCACCAATGAATCAGCATGCACAATAAAATCCTTACCCGTGCAAGCAATAGAGACAAGCGGGCTTTGTAGCGCATTAATCAGCTGTGGAATAGCTTTATTTGGGACTAGTGCAATATTTTTTAGGGTCTCATTGTTTACGCTGGTTTTATAAACGCTGAGAACATGCCCATTTGTTGCTGCTAAGTCTAAGCCCTGTTCACCTTGTTGAATGCTAATACCTGTTAGTCGTGGGCGCGCTGTGTCGGTGGATACCGAAGGGCTACAAAGCTTAAGCCCCTCAATAAAATCTATCTTATCCTCTTCACTGAGGGGCACACAGTCCGAAGCCTCTAAAAAGCTTAATTCTGGGTATGTTTCAGGATTGAGAATAGGAATTGATAGCTTTACCTTGTTTGCCTTGGCTTGCCCGTGTGTGTGATCGCTTGCGATTGTAAATTCTACCAAGTCATAATCGCTGGCAAGTAGCTTATTGAAGAAAGCATGATCAATAAGGGCTTGCCCTTCTTCTTGGATTTCATAGGGAACAAGAGAAGCCTGTAGACTCACCTCTAGATTGGTTGCTTTTGCTAATAGCTTGCCTTCCTTGGCTTCCAGGTAGATAAAGCCCAAATAAGAGGGCTGGGATATCGTTTTAGCCACATTTACAAGGGCTTTTAGTGTGGATTTATTCGCTTTTAAAAATAAAGAGATTTTCATGATCTAGGGACTCCATGATTATGGTTGCTTTTGTCTTTTGGTTGATGATTCGCTTTGCATATGCCCTTGCCTTAGCCCCCTTGCCCGCGTAAGCTTCTACCGCCTTTAATTCGTTATAGTCATGAATTTCAAGGTATGTCTTGATTGCCTTAATACCAGCTTCAATAAGATCGCAATCCTCTTTTTTCTTAGTATCGCACCATAGGCGGGGGGTAGCCTGCATAGCCCCAAAGCCTTTCCCATCACTAGCGGTAGCATTCGTGAACTTGGATTCATGAAAGGCGATTGTTATTGCTAGTATTGGGCTGACCTCGTGCTTTAGGGCTTGTGCATGAACAACGCTACAAATTTCTAAGCGTTTTTGGTTTTCAAGTGCAAGTTTTTTGGTATAGCCAATTGAATGATTATTTGAAAAGAGGGATAAGATAAGAAAGTAACAGAGCATTTTTCATCCTTTTTTGAAAAGTGTTCTATTTTAAAGGGTTTTTTAGTTATGTCAAATAAAATGATTTTACCAGCCACCTCAGAGGATCGCCGATTATTGGCTTTATATAGCCCCTTATTTTTTGATGTTTACTATTGTGGTATGCGCTATGCTAGTCATAGAGAAGCATGGTTAAAAAGCTTTGATAAATATAGAAAGCTAGCCTTAGAGCAGGAGGATAAGGCGCGCTTGCTCGTTTTGGCTCCTCGTGATCATGGGAAAACAGAGGTAGGCATCACATATGCACTAAGAGCGATTTGCTTAGATAGAGACATTAGAATTTTGTGGATTTGTGCAAGTGCTGCACAAGCTGAGAGAAGAATGAAGCGTGTTAAATCCTTGCTACAAAGTCCAAAAATTATTGAGGATTGGGCAAGCTCACCAGATCAAGGTTGCCCAGCCTTTGAGGGGGGAGATGAATCTTGGACACAAACACAATTATACGTCAAAAGAAATAAGCATAGTGTTGATCCTACACTACAGGCAATTGGTGCAGGGGGTGCGATTACAGGGGCACACTTTGATATTATCCTAGCTGATGACTTAGAGGATGATAACACGTGCTACTCAGCATCAGGAAGAGAGAAAACGAGGCGCTGGTTCAAGGGTACTATTCAACCAATGCTATCAAGAGGCGGGATCATGATTGTTATTGGTACTAGAAAGCATCATGATGATCTTTACGGGCATTTGATCACTGATCCCACATTTGCAATTATTGAGAATCCAGCGATTTTACAATGGCCTGATAGATATGACTTTGAAACAAGGGTTATTGACGGGAAAGAAATGATAACAGGCGTTAAAATAGAAGGAGAGGCTAAGACGCTATGGCCTGAAGAACGCCCATTTGACTATCTGATTAGAGAGCGTAGATCGATTGGGGAACAGCTATTTGCAAGGGAATTTTTAAACCAAGTGCAAGATGATAGTGCTGCAGCCTTTAAATGGGAATGGCTACAGCATGCTAAGGCTAGAGGAAAGCATTTATCTATGTATGAGCTACCAAGCATGGATTTAGATATTGTGCAGGGCTGGGACTTTTCACTTGTTCAAAGTGCAACACAAGCGGAAACCAAGGACACCGACTATACTGTAGGGACTACATGGGGAAGAGATAGAAAAACAGGTGATCATTATTTGCTAGGCTTATTTAGAAAAAGGGGCTTATCAGTATCAGAGCTTAGGCACTCAGTTTTAATGGAATATCAGAGGTTTAGGGGCAAGGTTTACGCGGTAGCCGTAGAAAGAAACGCATTTGGTGAAATTCATTTTGTAGGGCTTCAACAATCAACCGATTTACCGCTAAGACCACATTTAACAACAGGAGCAAAAAAGGCTAGCCCATGGGAAGGAGTCCCCAGCCTGTCAATTTTATTTGAGAATCAAAAGGTTATTATTCCAAGCGCTACCATTAAGGATAATGAGCTTACAGCCCCCTTGATTCAAGAGCTTTGGGGACTAGGTAGAGAGAAGCATGATGATACCGTTATGTCTCTTTGGATTGCCCATTGTGTGCTAAGAGAAGAGCGCTTTGTTCATCGTGTATCCTTTGGAGATAAGGATTATGCAACCAGTGAAGAAATTATGCTACTTGAAAAACCAATTGAAGACGAGCCAAGGGGCTTAAATGACGTGCTTGCGTCTTGGGGGGTTGATTTAGAGGATGAAAACTAGTTTTATTTTGTCTATTATAAGCCTATGAATAGGAGTATCAAAAATGTTTAGAACATTTACACAAACGACAACAACGGAAGCCGTATTTAGCTATGGTTCCACAAAGCAAGACTTCGCTGCTTATCCTATGAATGTACAAGTATCTTGTGCAAATTTAGGGGATGCCACCTTTGACGTTTTAATCTTTTTACCTGGTGAATCTGATTATAAAACACATGTTGCAGGGGCTACCTCGATTGATACGGTGATGATCGCTGGCAAGGATGCACCATTATTTGAGATGGTCAAGGTTGTTTTAAACGGTGCTAGTGCTTCCGTGAATGTTGTTTTAACCTGCTGGGAAAGAGGTATTTAATATGGCTACTCTACCACAAAAAACAGGCGGAATTCCTACAGATGAGAAAGGCGTGGCTGGTGGTGTTGCTACCTTGGACGGAACAGGTAAAATCCCATTAAGCCAAATCCCTGGGGGGCTTGGCGCGGGTACCGTGGATAGTGTGAATGGGGTTAGTCCAGATGTGAACGGCGATGTTGTTATCAGCACAACCAATATTCAAGAGGGAACAAATCTATATTATACACAAGCCCGCTTTACAAGCGCTTTTACAAGTGCTATTGCTCCTTTAGATGGTCGTGTATCCACACTGGAAGCTGATCTTGCAAGTG